GCAGCATGAAACTCAGCCACATTAACGTCAGCAACTTCCAGGGGCTGCGCGCCGCCGCCCTGCAGATCACCACACCGGTGGTAGTTGTGGTCGGCCCGAACGGCTCCGGCAAGAGCAGCCTGCGCGACGCGGTGTCGATGGCCATGAATGGCAAGCCGATCCGCGTGAGTCTGAAGAAGGACTTCGCCGACCTGGTTCACGACGGCCAGAAGACTGGCCATATCAGCCTGGAGTTCGAGGGTGGCCGCAAGTCCTCTGTGTCCCTGCCGGATGGCAAGACCGAGTTCTTCGGCACTGCCGAGGGCGTGGACCCCAACAAGGCGCGTGCCGGCTTGGCGTACGTGCTGGATCCGTCGCTGTTCGCCTTCGCCGAAGCCGACGACCGCCGCCAGCTGCTGTACACGCTGACTGGCTGCGACATCTCCGGCGAGGAGGTCAGCAAGCGGCTGGCCGCGCGCGGCGCCGACGCTGCCAAGATCGACACCGTGCTGCCGCTGGTACGCGCCGGCCTGCAGGTTGCCGAGGACGACGCTCGCAATCGTGCCAGGGAGGCCAAGGGTGCCTGGCGCGGCGTGACCGGCGAAGCCTATGGCGACAAGAAGGCCGAGGGCTGGAAGGATCACGCCGAGCCGGTGGCCGCCGGCGCCATCGCACAGGCCGAGCAGGGTCTGGCCGCGGTGGATGCCGAGATCGCCAGCGCCCAGCAGACTCTTGGCGAGCTGCGTGCCAAGCACCAGGCCGGCAGTGTCCGCGCCGCCAAGGTGACCCAGCTGACGGATCTGGCTGGCAAGGTGTCGGGCATCGAAAAGCGCATGGCTGTGGACGAGCAGGATCTGGCCAGCCTGCGCGATCAGGTGGCAGCTATCAGCGTCGGAACGGCACCGCGCAACGGTCTGGTGCACGACCTGGCGCGCGCGCTGAACGACATGGCTGGCGAGGAGCAACCGCTGGGCTGTGAACGTCCGGCCTATGTCCAGGCTTGCCAGGCGCTGGACCTCTACGAGGATGCACACGGCGCACTGGTAGACGAAGGCGCCGCTGCGGATCCGGCCAAGGTAGCCCAGCTGCCGCAGCTGCAGCAGTCGCTGGCCATGATGGAGCGCGCCGTGGCCAATGGCCATCGTGACCTGAAAGCCGCCCGTGACGCCGCCACCCAGTTGCAGGCATTGCAGGGCGAGGAGGGCGCGGAAGAGGTGACCGCCGAGCAGGTGACAGCCGCGGCCGAGCGCATCAACGTGCTGCAGGCCAGCCGCAAGAAGCTGGCCGCCGACCTGGCCGCCCTGCAGGAATATGCAAGCTACGCCGCCGAGGCCGGCAAGAAGACAGCTGCTGCCGCTACGCACCACGCCGATGTGCAGGCCTGGGCGCTGATCGCCGACGCGCTGGCGCCGGACGGCATCCCGGGTGAGATTCTGGCCGACGCCCTGCGCCCGGTGAACGACCTGTTACACGACTACGCCAAGCTGGCCGGCTGGGCCCGTGTGCAGATCGACCGCGACATGGCCATCACCGCCGACGGCCGCGCCTATGTCCTGCTGTCCGAGTCCGAGAAGTGGCGCGTGGACTGCCTGATCGGTCTGGTTGCGGCCAACCTTTCCACCCTGAAGCTGGTGCTGCTGGATCGCTTTGACGTGCTGGACATGGCCGGCCGCAAGGACATGATCGCACTGCTGGACGAGCTGGCCTACCAGGGTGACATCGACAGCGCGATGGTGTGCGGCACGTTGAAGCAGCCGCCGGCGCTGCCCGACACGATGCAGGTGTTCTGGGTGAATCAGGGTGAGGTAGTGGCGGTTCAACGTGAAGAGGAAAGGGCCGCAGCATGAGCGAAACCATCATTGCCCTGCTGGCCAAAGCCAAGGGCGGCATGAGCGCGAAGGAGGTCGGCAAGGCTCTTGGCGAGCCGACCTCGATCATGACCGAGCAGCTGCTGGTAATGGCGGCCATGGGCAGCGTCACCGCGCGCGTCGTTGGCCGTGCGCAGGTGTTTGCCTTGGCCAAGCATATGGCGGCGCCAGCGACTACGACCGTAGAGCCGGCGTTGCCGGAGGCCGGCGCCGAGCCGGCGCGCGAGGTCGAAGCGCCGGCACCGGCCGCCGCGGTACCGGCCAAGCCGACTATTTACGACGGCATCGGCGGCACGCTGACGCTGGACATCAGTAGCGGACCTGTTGCCGTGCGCTTTGACTCGGTGCACAAGCTGAATGGCTTTTTGTCCGATCTGATCGAACTGGAAAGGACTGCAGCATGATCCCCACCTATATGGAATACGCCGACCACCACATCACGCCACGCCGCGTACCACTGTGCGAGACCTGCAACGGGCACGGGCTGATTGGCGGCCTGCTGCCAGCCGGCGGCGGATACGAGTCTGAAACTTGCGGCGAATGCGGCGGTAGCGGCTCGTGCTACCCGGTTGACCTGGTTGAGAGCGACGGGGGTAAACCATGAACACCGCCCGCCTTGGCCCCAACCAACGCCGCGCGCTGCAGCTGCTCAAGGCGGCGCCGGCCGGTATGACCCGCACCGAGCTGCAAACTGAACTCGGCATTCAGGATCTACGCTCCATGCAGCACCTGCTGAAGTCCCTGCGCGAACGCCAGCTGATCCACATCGCAGCTTGGTGCTACGAGTCGGCCGGCGCCAGCTGTCCAGCCTGCCGCGTGTTCGTGCATGGCCCGGGCAAGGATGCGGCCAAGCCGGCCAAGCTGGGGCGCGAGGCCTGCCGCCAGCGGCACCGCAACAAGGTTGGCCGCAAGCTCTACAACCGCGTCACCGAAGCCCGCAAGCGTGGCGCAGTGCGCCTGGTGTTGGACGGTGTCACCGTCTGGCAGCGCGGCGTCGGCTTCACGAAAAGCAACACCGTAAACTTGATGTAGAAGGGAAAACAATGAACACGATGAAACGCACGATCCGCCGCGACGAGCTGCGCAAGATGGTCCCGCTGGCCGATACGACGGTCTACGAGATGGAGAAGCGCGGAGAATTCCCCAAGCGCTTCAACCTCACGCCCCGCTGTGTGGTGTGGGATTACGACGAGGTGGTGGCTTGGATCGAGGAGCGGAAGGGCGCGACCAATGAGGAAAAGACGCCGGGGCCGGATGTCCACCAACGCAAGACGCGGCCAACCAAGAAGGCCGCATGATCAGGGGTGGCCGGGGTCAGCCCTTCTTGGCCCCGGCAATCCAGCCGTCCACCATATCCGCCCACTGCTGCAGCATATCCCTCCGCTGCTCCGCGTATTCCGCCTTGTTGTACACCGCGCGCACGCCTTTCTGTTCGTGCGCCAGGCACTTCTCGATCCAGTCGCTGTTGAACCCCGCCTCATGCAGTAGCGTCGATGCCGTCCGGCGCAGGTCATGGACGGTAAAATCTTCCAGCGACAGCCCTTCGTCTTTCGCCCGTTTTACCGTCGCGTCGATCACCCGGTTCAGGGTGGCGTTCGACATCCCCTTGTCGCCCTCGTAGCGCGATGGCAGCAGGAATTTCGAGCCGCCAGCGCACGTCTTGAGTGCCACCATGATGTCGAAGGCCTGCTGCGACAGGTAGACGTTGTGCGGCCGGCGCGCCTTCATTCTGGTGGCCGGTATCGTCCAGGTCGAGCCGGTAAAACTCACCTCGTCCCACGTGGCGTTCAGCATCTCGCCCTTGCGTACCATCGTCAGCAGGATCAGCTTCAGCGCCAGGCGGATAGTCGGCAGCGTGCTGACGTGCTCCAGCTGCTGGAAGAAGATGCGAATCTCCTCCGGGGAGAGCGCCCGGTCCTTCGGCTTGAAGGTAGCGATCGACGACGCGCTGACCTCATCGGCCGGGTTGGCCACCTTCTGTCCGCGCTCGATGGCAAAACGGTAAATCTGTCCGATGATCTCGCGCGCGTGCACGGCCGTTGCCGGCGCGCCGCGGCCTTTGATCTTGTCGCATAGCGCGCGCAAGTCCTCGGCGGTGACCTCTACCAGCTGCCGGTTCTTGAATGCCGGCAGGATGTCGCGCTCGAGGATGCTCTCGCGCATGGCCTTGGTACTCTCGGCCATGGGGTAGTCCTTCAGCCACCTGACGGTAAATTCGCTGAAGCTCTTGGCTTCCTTGATCTGCTGTTTACCGCGCTGCTTTTGCTGGGCCGGCGAGGCCCCCTGGGCGATGGCCTTCTTGGCCTCGATGCACTTCTCGCGCGCCTCGGCCAAAGTCAGGCCTGCCGGGCCATAGCGGCCGATGGTCAGCGTCTCGCGGCGCCCATTCAGCCGGTAATCCAGGCGGAAGGTGACGGTACCGGCCGGTGACACGGCGACGTACAGGCCGTCGCGGTCAGCAACCTTGTACAGCTTTTCTTGTGGTTTGAGGTTCTTCAGCTTGGTGTCCGTCAGCACGCTACCGTCTCCAGAATCGGGGTTTTTACCGTCATTGCCCGATGTCTCTCATGGAGGCTTGAAACCCGCGCCGTTATTGGGTTTGTGCGTGGTTTTTACCGTCACGATGGTGGCTTCTGTGTGACGGTACGGTATCGGGCAGCACTGGAGTGATTATAAAATACCGCCGTTCTTACCGGTAAAAATTTGCGGCTTCCACCGATAGCCACCGAAAGCAGAAAAAAGAAAACCCCGCGCAAAGGCACGGGGTTGCTGGATTTTTCGATACTCACCGAAAGCAGGCGAGTAACGCTATATTATTCCCACTCAATTATTAATCGAAGCCATGAAAGCCCTTGTTTTAAAGGATTCTGGCAGGTTGGCGTTAAGGCGATACCGTCATTTATACCGTCTTGGGGAGAAAGTACCCTAGCCGGGGCCGGATAACTGCTGTGAGAGCACCTATTCTATCCGGGCCGCTGCGTCCGCCGCAATTTGCTGCTGGCGGTCTACCCACTCCTGCAGCGCCGTCAGCTGCTCGGCGTTTTTCCGGTAGGTGAGGTAGTTCTCGGCGACGGTGGCGGCAACGTCTTGAGCGGGGACGGCGGGCGCATCAGCAATTCCGGTGGCGTCGGGAAGTTGGCCAGTTGCGGCGGCGTCGTGGTGCAGGCGGAAACCGCTAGGCAGATCAGGGCTATCAGCCGGTACATAAACGGGCACCTCTTTGATAATGGTCTCGCCGGCCACGTGCACGGTTCGCACGCGGTCGATGTATTTGGTCAGCACCTGGACGGTTGCCTCGGCCTGCCGCTGGCGGACGATGGCGGTTCGTGCTGTCGCCGAAAGGTTGGCCGCATCGGCCTTGGCTTGCTCGTGGCTGGCACCTTTGACCCAGCCGAAGGCGAGCAGGGTGCCGGCCAGAGTCAGAAGCGCCAGCCAGCGGTAGATGATGGTCATCATGCAACCCGTTCCTTGACCCAGCCATAGACGAACGTCTCGTTCGCTTCCCGCTGCTCGGCCAGCTCCAGATAGCGCGCAGCTTGGCTGCTGTTCAGTGCCTTGAGCAGTACCGTTTCGCCTTCCTTGCCGCGGGCTTTCAGGAATAGCTGCAGGGCGGTGATGGTGCGAGGGCCAATCTGGCCGTCTGCCGCTAGGTCAGGGTAGAGCGTGCCCTTCAGGTTGAAGACGTTCAGCCAGCGCTGCAACATCTTGGCCGGCACGCTGGGCCCCATGTTCACGCCGGTATCACACAGCTCCTCGGCAATGGCCGAGCTGATGGCGTGCACCTGGTCGAAGCGCGGGCCAGTCCAGTAGTCAGCTTCGTAGATGGCCACCGCCGTTTCGCGCGGCAGGTCGCGCATGGGGCCGGTGTAGCCATGCGCGCGGGCGACCCGCTCGGTGACGCCCCAGCGCGTGGCACCGCCACGGTCATCGGGGTTGTCAACGAATCCGCCTTCGCGGCCGACGATGGCGGCGATGATCTTGTCTTTGGTCATGGGTTTTCCCCTTTGAGAGCAATGTCAGCCTTGCGTTTCAACCACGCCTCGATGAACTGCGCGCCCATGATGCCCAGGCCGCTGCCAATGCCTACCAAAGCTGGCAGCGGCATAGCAGGAAACTGCATCAGTGCAACGCCGGCAATCATGCTTGTGCCGCTGCCAAGAATTGCACGGCCGATGATCAGCCGAGGTGTCAGCACATCCGAGCTGGTCAGCAGCTTGCCGATTCCGATGACTGCCCCGATCAGTAACAGATACAGCACCCCTTTTTCATGCTCCTGCATGACTACTCCTTGAAAAAAGAAACCCCCCGACAGCGGATAGGCTATCGGGGGGGATGATTGATTTTCGCGGTATATTGAATCTTGTTCTTCAGCTCATGCCATGTAGCTGCCAAATATGGAAAATCCCCTGCCAGATCCTGACGCGCCAACCTCTGATGCATTCCAGCCTACGTATCCCGTGTTAGCCGAAGCCGCGCTGTTGTCCACGACGTAACCCGCACCGGCTGCGGCAAGTTGTGCGCCACCGCCAATCGCTGTTGCATTCGCCGCCGTGTTGTACGGCAGCGTGAACGCGAACCCGGTTGCCGTGTTGCTAGCTGTCAAAGTCAGCGTGCCAATCAGCTCAAAAAACACTCGTTTTCCGATTCTGGTAAATGTCGCCGCCGTCACCGTTACCGCAGAGCAGTTAGCCTGTCCGGAAATGGTCGGCGTCCAGCTGCCATCTAGTATGTTAGCGATGCTTCCGTCAGTATCTGATGTTGGCGCCGATCCGGATTTAATCCGGACATGGCCTTCAGCAGACACCCAAATATGTGTATCCCCAAGTACAGGGTGTGTTTTGTTCCACGTTCCGCCATCACCAGCTGCATCGCGCAAAACCACGTTACCAGATGAGCGGCCATTGCTGCCAATCCCAGGCGTCACGATAACGTCACCGCCCTCAGCGGTAAAGTTAGCATTAGCGTTTTCAGCGGCAACAATTAGCGGCTGCGGAGCGTTGAAGTTACTAGCCTCAGCCGCTGGCTTAATGCCGGACTTGTCGAGAATAAACCCGCGAGTTTGATTGTCACAGATGCGGAGTGCAGTGCTATCCAATACCGACCCACCAGCTCCACGAGAACCAGACGAGGAAAACTGCGTTGGCGACAGTTTGTCAATGTCAGTAATCGTCCGATCGGCGGGTCTGAATTTCAGGCCGACAGATGTACCACGGAAATCGCTTGCTACGTTTGCAAACAGGGTAAGATCAACCCCGCCATTAGCGGTTGTGAACTGCTCAAACCACAAGTTGTCGTACACGAAATCAAAAGCTTGACGACCGCCACCATCGTAGAAAGTCGCTGCGTTTTCGATAGTGCAATCAATGAACCCAAATCCCTGAGCGTCAGTTTTCATCTTGAAAACTGTCGGACAACCATAAATCTTTGTACCACTGAACCAAGCGGTGGTATGGGCAAAGCTGGCAGAAGTTGTTACATCGCCATCGTTTACTACCTCGTCGCACGCCTCGAAAATACAAGAATCAATGTTGTTGGCAACCATGATGCTTTGTGGGCGCAAGGCGCTAGACAACCTGTACAACCTGCAATTGCGCATATTCCTGTTTGCCGCAATGGAAATACCCTTTGGCTTACTTGACGCAGGGCCGCTGATAGTCAGATCGCTGATAGCCGCGTTCCAGTTGGAAAAAGTTAGCGAGCCGTCGAGCTGTCTAGGGTAAAACGTGGTAACAACGTAACCATCACCGTGCAGATTGCAACCTTGCAAATCCACGCCAGATACCAGCAAATAATCTCCAGCTGGGGCGTATAGATCAACACCAATCGCAGCAGCTACCTGAGCAGCCTTTAATACAAAAGGAGAGTTGTTAGTGCCAGAGACGCCATTATAGTCACCTACAGCACCTGCCCATTTGATGTTCACGTTGCCGTTAAATACGCGCTTCCATCTGACGCCATTAGCATCAATCAAAGTAGTGGTGTCATTGTCAGGACTAGTGGTGTCTGCCAAATCTGCCACAAACACACCCTGTGCACCGTCGAAATAGTTGGATCGGCCGCCTACCTCCAATCGCGTAGCTGATCCGGTGAAAGCTCGCACGGCGGCATAGGTGGCCACAGAGCGGGTGGCGCCGAATACCATCGCCACCCCCTTGTCAGGATCGGAGGAGGCTAGGTCGCGCAGGTCGGCGGCATTCGCGACCATATCGACGCCATTGCCTGAAGCGCTTGAGGAAAGTCGCTGGATAACGCCATTGCCAGAGCCATCGGTCAGAAGCATTTCTGCCCAGCTACGGTTGACGGCGTCCTGCTGATTGATCGGGTCAGCTAAGTCCTGGATGCGGTTCTGCCGCGCGCGGAAGGCGCCTTGGCCATCGATGTCGGTCTTGCCAAGCAGCAAGGTGCGCAATGCACCATCAGGTCCGAGCCCGAGATAACTGCCGACGCGCTGCAGAAGCATCGCCAGCCGATCGAACACGTCTTCGTGCGTTTCGGCGAAGTAGGCACCTTGGTTGCGCAGGTCGGTTTCCTGAGTGGCTGGAATGGCGCGCTCGATGGCGAGGCGGTAACCGCTGGCCAGCGGCGAGGTCAGCACGACGTTGCCACCGGCGTACTTGCCAACTCCGGTCACGGTGTAGTCGGTGTTCAGCACCAGCGTGGCTTCGTTGCCGTCAGTGTCGGCACGAGTCACCACCAGGTCGGATGCCTCGTAGATGCGGAACTGGTATGGGTAGGAGGTCGTAACACCGTTGCCGGTGTAGTCCTCGCGGCTGCGGTAGGTGGGGACGGTCATGGTGGATGGCTCGCAACGTAGTTGCAGGCCATCCTATTGAGAGGGGAAGTTGATTTTCGCGGTATTTACTATGCGCAGATGGGGCCAAGTTCACCGGCAAGTTTGGCCAAACCCTTGGCTGTCACCAGCACCTGCTCCACCACCTTCTCGCTGCCATCGGATCGCTCAACGGTGGTGATTTTGTGCTGCAGCAGACCCTGCTGGATCTTGTCCTGATAGGCCACCCATGAGCTGCCACCGGCTCGGCGGTAAATCCAGCGATGCGCCGAAAGCCATGTGAATAGCGCCTTGGGCTGAACCTGCAGCGTTTTGGCCGCCATTGTCACGTTCATGGTTCCATCGGCAGTCGTCATGATGCGGTCGGCTGCCGCCGCCTTTGGCGCTAATTCAGCGTTGGCTGCCTCCAACTGGATGACCTTTTCGGAGTAGGTCAGCAGCAGACCACGCATGGTCACTGGGTCGGCCAGCATTTGCATCGGGTCTGGCTGGGCCGCCTTGGCACGGCGCTCGCACTCGATGAAGTACTGCCGAGCCTGCTTGCCCTTGTCGTTGCGCTCCACCATCGCCAGCTCTTTGGCCATGTCGAGGGTGAGGTGGTAATCCTTGGTTGGGCGGCCGCCGGTTGGGTTTTTTCCAGAATCGGAAAAAACCACATAGTCCTGATTTTCAAGGAAGTCGTACTGTGAGATACGCTCCTGAATCCAGGCGGCAAACACCTTGCCTACCTCAAGGAAGGCATGCAGCTCACGGGCATTAATGGTTTGCACTGCGCCGCTGCCGATGCGGCCCTGTTCGATCTTGATCAGCTCCATTGGCTTTTCCTCAGACTGCAGCGTAGCGTTTGATCATGGTGGCGTGGGCGCTGTCGCTGTAATTGCGCAAGCGCTGGATTCCGCCAAGGTACAGGCCGATTTCGTGCCAGCTGTCGTATACCCGCGGCGAGAACTTGGAGCCTAGCGCCCGCAGCGGGGCATCGATCTCTTTCAGCGTCTGGCGCATCATGTCGACCATCGACAGCACACCACTCAATGCCTGGGCTTCGCTCGGCGTTACCACATAACCCTGTGGCTGCAGATCCAGCTCTTTCTGTGCCGGCATCCACTCCCCATCCAGTACCAGGCGGTGCACGTACTCCACGGCCTGCGGGATCTGGTCTGCGGCCAACTGGTCGATGTGCTCGACGCCAAAGCGCTGGTGCACGATGGCGTAGGCTTCCGGGTACATCAGGTGCTTCTTGCCGACCAGCATGCTGACCGCGTCGCGCAGCGGTGTGCGGGTGTCGGGTGTGCTCTTGGCGGCCGGCTTGTTGAACAGCTGATCAGCCATCCAGTTGAAGGCGGCGATGTAGGCTTCCTTGATGCGGGCAGCCTGCTTGCCAGTGAAGCCCATGACCAGGAACATGAAGCCGTCTTTGGTCATTTCGTGATACGGCTGAGGCTTGCCGTTTTGTAAGTCACTGTTTTTATGGCAAAGCTCAAAATTGAGCCGACGGAATTCGGTAGAGCAATCCAGGTTATCGATGGCGCGCAGCACGTTCTTGTGCAGCTTTCCAAACACCTCGGCCACCTTCAGCGACGTGGTGCGCGGCTGGTTGTTGATGATGCTGATGACCTCACTCGGGACGATGGAAAAACATTTGGGCGTGGTGGTCAGTGTGCTAGTATTCATGTCGGATTCCTTCGTGCTAGATGGTTTCTGCTTTACGCGCCTCGGCAGTTACAGCTGCTGGGGCGTTTCCGTTTTCAGAGCTAAGCTGCGCTTTCATGTGCCCGCTCTTTCTTCTGCGCTTCCATCAGCAGTGCAATTACTTCGTTGTTCATGCTGCGCAGATTCTGTTCCGCACGGCTGTGAAGCCACTCTTTCAGGTCAGAAGGCATACGCAGGGGGAATGGTGTGGGTTGGCGCTTACTCATAACGTGCTCTCCGTTGAAGAGTCGCCATGTTGATTCTAATAGAATCTAGAGTCAAGGAGATTCTTTGCAAAGATTCTTTCTGAGTCTCATCATTGCCACATGAGTGAAGCACAGAAACCCCCATACCCGTTGCGGATGCAGCCAGACATGCGTGCTGCACTAGAGGAAGAGGCCAAGAAGAATGGTCGATCCCTGAATGCCGAGATCATCGCGAGGCTAGAAGAGTCCATGCGGCCAACTTCAGAACTGGCGCAACTGCTCGGTCGTCTTGAGCAGATTGCGGCCGAGAAGAACCTGAAGCTGTCGTTATCGATAGGGACGGATCTTGAGGATGATGACAAATAAAGAAGCCGCCCTTGGGCGGCTTTGTTGCTGGCAGTTGTCGACAGTCGCTATTGGGCATCTAGATTTGCTTTTTGCGGCCAACTCTCTTCAGCAATGTTGTGACAAGCCATCCAAGCAGCAGAATGACCAGTGGAACGGGGATAGCGCCGACTAAAGATTCGGCAAATTCCCCATCTGCTGCCAATCCCAATACTGCGCCAACTACCCACATCAAGGCTGCTATCCAGTAAACGACTTTCATGCCCTTCCTTTCCTCGCAAATGCCATGTTTCTCAAGAACTCCATGACATCGGCAGGATTCTCCTCGTCCGTGGCCACGTCGTAAAGATAGGACCCGGTAATCCACGCCTGGCGCGATGGCAGCGCCGCCCAGGTGCCGACGGTGTCCACGGCGTTCTTCAAGTCACTGCGACCGAGGTCTTCATCAGGATCGGCGGCGGTGCCGATCGAGTTGAAGACCCCGACTATCGTTTCCAGCGCCCCGCTCACCGGAGTCATCTGGTAGCCGAACTTGCTGCCAACGGCACCGACGATGTCGCGCAACCCCACCACGGCATTGACTGGATAAGTCAGGAAGCTCAGGGCGTTCTTTTTGAACCACTCGCCCCACTCCTCATCATCGCCCGGGCCACGGCCGGCCAGCAGCTCGCCCAACACGGCCGGCACGAACCACAGGAACATCTGGTCGGCGACGAAGCGCGGCATGCCGCCGGCGCCGCTATCGGTCAGCCGCCTGATGGAGCGCTTCTCCAGCTGGTACAGCGCCGAGAAGAACGAGTAGAACATGGTGAACATGCGCTGATATTCGCTGCCGCCCTGGATGCGCGCCAAGTCTTTTGCTCCACCAGCACTCTGCGAGGTACGCACCACCTGGTCGGCGTAGTCGATGGCAGCGGCCTCGTCCCCTTTCGTCTCGGCCAGCTTCTTCTGGTACGCACCCAGCCAGGTCGGCAGCGCTACGCCCATATCCATCAGCCCAGTGAAGTAGAACGCGGTGCGGCGGACAGGATCCAGCTTGCCGTCCTTGCCTTCTAGCTTGCGCAGCTGGTCGCGCACGTCGCGGTCGAAGCTATCCATGCGCGTCTGCATCATCGGCGAGCGCTCGAATACGAAGGCCCTAGCCTTGGCCATCTTGGCCGGCGAGCCGTAGAATTCCTTGAGGCCACGTGCTGCCCAGGCTGTGCCGAGGTAGTGCGCCGAGGTCAGGAAGCCGAGCGGTTGCGCGAAGGCGGTCGACAGTTTCCAACCCATGTTGACGATGGTAGAGCCCATTCGCGCCTTACCGAAGATTCTCTCCAGCGTAGACGATTCAGGCTGTTCATCGTTGGCCACGCGTTTGAGCCACGGTTTCAGCGCGCGGTGCATGTCGCGGCTGGTGGCCTGCTCTATGGCTTCGCGCACGTGATCGTTATCGATCAAGCGGTTTACATCCATAACAGCCTCGCGGAACGCCAGATCGTGGATGACCTGGTGCACGTGCTCGCCGATGACGGATAACTCCAGCCTGACTTCCTGACCACCAGAACCGACCCGTTCCTTGGTGTGGCCCTTGCGCGTGCTGGCGCGGCCGACGTTGTTCTCGAACAGTTGGTTGACGTTGGCCGATTCCTCGCGCTGGAACGCCCGGTAGCTCTTTTTCGCGTCGTACTTCAGCGGGTAATAGCCGCCCTTCATGTCGGTCCCGTCCGGCGCCACGAACGGTGAGGCCTCGATCTTTTCCGGCGGCAGGCCGGTCAGGCGCTGCTGCAGGTCGGCGATCTGCGGCCAGAAGCCGTCGATGAAGTCCCACACGCGCTGCACGGTATGCCAGTCGCGCGCATCGAGCTTTGACAGCATTTCGTCCACCTGCTGCTGCGACCAACCGTAACCCTCCATCAGCGCCAGGCGGTTGCCGGTGTTGCCCCAGTTCAGCGCCACGGACAGCAGCTCTGCTTTGCTCTTGGATTTACGGATGCTGCCGATGTGGAACTTTTTCGTATGGAGCTCTGCTTTTTCTTTCGGCGTATACGCTGACCAGATGTCTTGCAGCTCTTTGCCGACCTTCTCCCACATGCGAATTTCAGCTGCCTCGGCATCCGCCAGCGGCTTGAACAGGTTGCGCCACGCATCTCCCTGCTGGTCACCATCAAGCGCCAGGAACAGCGCCTCCGGCTTCGTCAGCCAGGCATCTGAGTTCTGAAGCACATTCATGAGTCGCTCCATCTGCTCGCTTGCATAGCGGTCATCCTGATCGCGCAGCTCGTTGTTGGCCTCAATGCTGGCGACGATGCCGTCTACAGTTGCCTGAAAATCCGTCTTGGCAGCACCGCTCAGCAGTTTGTTCTGCCGGCCGGCCACGTGCGCCACGTTCTTGATGGCGTCACCGATACCGCGCACTTCCTCGACCGTCAGCAGCTGGTATGGCGTCGGCTGGCCGTTGATAACCCAGTCCGGCACCTCGATGCTGCCGGGCTCGGCATCTTCCATTTTCAGGCGCCACTCGGCCAGGTCGAACTGCTGGCGTCCCGCCTGCAGGCCGGCCTGCCGGTTGCTCATGCGCGTGAACTGGTACCGGTTCAGCAGCTCGTCGATGGCTTCCAGGAAGTGCTGGCCAGCCTTGCCCAGGGCGGCGCGCTTCTTCGGCCGTTCGTACTGGCGGGCGAGGTCGGCCACCTTCTCGATTTCTTCCTTGGCCTTGGTCGCTTCGCGGTACAGGAAGTGATTCAGCAGCTCGCGCTGCTTAGCCTGGGCGGCCTCGTCGTACTTGCCCTTGGCCGCCAGCTCGAACGCCTCGCGGCTGGCCCGGCGCTCGGCCTGCAGGTAGGTGTTCGGCTGCAGGTCGCGCACGCGCTTCATGGCGATGCTGGCGGCGGCTGCCTCTCGGAAGGTCTGGATCGACGGGATGCTGTCCAGCGCGTCGTTGCGTGCCTGGCGCTGCTGGTCGGCGGCGGTGTTACGCTCGGCATCCGCCCAGCGTGCCGCCATGGCCGCATCAGCCTTGGCCTGGCCAACGGCATCCTTCACGGCGGCAGCAATGAACGGCTTCACCTCGCGCTGCTTGCGGCGCAGGGCGCGCAGCTCGGCCCGCATCACGTCGGCCTGCTGGTCGTTGTGCACCGCGCCCATGGCGCGCTCGGCCATGGTGCCATCGGTCAGCATGTCGCCGAACCGCTCGCGTATACGGGCGTCGGTTTCCGCCTCGATCAGCTCGCGCTTGTTGCGCGCGCCGGCCAGTGCCTGCACCAGCTCACCGCCACTGCTGAAGCTGAACAGCTCGGCCACCGCGTCAGGGTCGGCACCGCCTTCCTTGCTGTAGACGTAGGGCTTCGGCAGGCGCTTCATGAACTCGGTACCGTAGCGCTCCACCAGAGCAGCCTTGGACAGTTTCACCGCTTGCATGCCTTCCGGCAGGGGCGAGCCGTCGGCCTGCTTGCCCTGCTGCAGGAACGCCAGAGCCTGGTAGACCGGCTGATTGTTTGCCTCCTGCTCGACCTCGGCGTGTACTCCCTCGCGCGCCTCCTTCCACCACTTCGTTTGCTCCCTGGTGAGCTCGGCCATCGCCTCGCGCGTCAGCCGTTCGCGTGCCTCGTGGCCGGCCTGCTCGGCGGTGCGGCGGTAGGCCGCGAATTCCGCTTCCGTCATGCCGGCGTCGGCCGCACTGGTAAACAGCGCCTGATAGCCTTGCTGCTCCGACACGGCGGCGATCTGCTCGTCGCTGGCCAGCATGCGATCCATCACGCGGCGCACGTCGTCGGTCAGGGTGACATTCAGCCGGGTCAGGGTGCGGTAGATGGCCGTCAGCCATACGCGGAAGCGGGCGAACAGGGCGCGGGTTTCCTGGCTCGGTGCCTTGCCTTCCATCAGGTAGGCTTCGAAGCCCCGGGCGAACTGCTCGTGCTGGTCGGTGCCGATCTGGTCGCGGCTTTCCACGCCGAACCAGTCGAGCAGCGCCTGGTAGTCGTCCCTGATCTGCTGCGGTGCGTCTTGCGCTTGCGCCAGATCACCCAGCACCTCGAGGTAGAGGTGGCCGCTTTCGTGCAGGAACGTGGACAGGTCGGCCTTCTCCAGCAGGTCGATGTTGAACTGCCGATCGGCACCAAAGCGGATGCGGCCGCGGCGGGTGGCGGCATCGCTCTGGTTTAGCACCGTCTGCCCCTGCTCGGTGGCGGCCGCCGGCTGCTCGCCGCTGTCCAGGAAGCGTTTCACCGTGGCGTTGTCCAGCTGCGCCAGGTCGATACCAGACTGGTGCAGGTAGTCGCCCAGCGATTCCAGCGTCTGCGCCAGCGCGATGGCGGCATCGTTGCGCTGGGCGGCCGAGTAGTAGGGCGTGCCTTGCTCCTCCTCCAGCATTGCATTCAGCAGGTCGCTGACGCTCACACTGCCCTGGTCCTTGCCGTCGAAGTAGCCAGCCTGCAGCACCTTCTGCACGGCATCGTCCAGCGTCAGGCCATCGTCGCGCACCAGCTTGCGCTGGAACGCGCGCAGATTCTTGTCCAGGTCGCGGCCGGCCAGTTCGCCGCCCTGATCCTGCAGGCCGAACTGGCGCAAGAAATCGGTCAGCGGTGTGCCGAACATTTCCTGCTGCTGTGGCAGCTCGCCGGCGCGCAGCCGGTCGAGCAGGGTATCGAGCTGGTCGACGTTGTCCTGTTTGGTCAGCACTTCGGGCAGCGGCCGGCGGATGTTCAGGCCGTACTGCTGGTAAAGGTTGGCCGCATCCACGCCGGCGCGCTGGCCCAGCGTGGTGAACACCGACTGCATCAGCGTAGCGTTGCGCTCGGCAGTGCCGCGCTCCATACCGGTGGCCAGCAGCTGGCCGAGCACGTCGTCGTAGACCTGCTGCGAACCACTGGCCTGTTCCTGCTCCTGGCCAACCTGCGCCACCAGATCATCCAGTGCACGCTGGTCCTGCTCGCCACTGGCGGCCAGCTCGGCTTCAGATACGCCGCCCGGCGTCAGGCGGATATGCGGCGCCAGACTGGCGTAAGCATCGGTACCGGCTACATGGGTGGCGAAGTCGGCCAGCGGCATGACCAAGTCGGCCCCGGCCGCCATGGCCTCGGCAAAGTCGTTGGCGCTCACGCCGGCCTGCGCAGCGGCCTGTGCCGGGTCGATGTTCTGGCTTTGGAAATACTGATTCCACTGCGTCGCCGGCACGTAGATGTTGGCATCCTCGCCGGCCACATTGGCAACGTGCTCGCGGAAGGCATCAGGCATGCGGGTGCGCAGCTTGGAGTCGCGTGCCATGGCGTCCATCTGGTCGACGGCGGCGCGGGTTTGGGCCGCCTCTTGCTGGCGCCGTTCACGGCCGGCCACACGCTCCAGCACTGTCTGTGCCGCGCTGGTGGTGCCGACTTGGCCGCCGGTGGCAACGATGGTAGCGATCAGCGTCTGCGCCGCGGCACTTGGCCGCTCGTCAAGGTAGGCGCTGAATGGCTTGTCAGGGTTGATCGTCGCCCACTCGTTCAGATCCTGTACCACGGTGGCGACCTGCTCGCCAGGCACTTCGCTGGCGATCTGGTTGCCCAGCGTCTTGAAGAAGCCGGCGCCCCCCTTCAGGTCGCGCAGCAGCCACAGCGCAGGGATCTTCTCTGTTGCGAATTCGACGGCGGCCTGACTACTGGCATACGGCAGCGACTGCGCCACGCTCAAGCCCTTATCACGCGCCTGGTTGTACGCCTGCCCGCCGGTGGCAGCGGTCAAGGTGCCGAGCATCGGCAGCGGGCTGCCGGTGGCCACCGACGCCGGGATGGCAAGCAGGTTCTGGCCGAGGGACTTCACGCCACTCAGCACCGCGCGCTCGGTGAATCCGGCGTTCGACAGGTCACCCTCCCAGCGCTTTTCGTAGCCGCGCTGGCTGGCGGCCAAGCGGGCGAACGTGTCCGCTGCCCGTGCGGCAGGATCCTCCGGCAGCAGCCCGATCTGCATCAGTGGATTGGTCACCACGGTGGACACCGTATCGGCGCCCGCGCGCGCCACGCCCCACAGCGCGGCGTTGGTCGCCGGCAATGCCGCGGTCAGGCTGCCTCCCACGCGTTGACCGAACTGCAGCGCCTTCTCCCACGCGCTCAGGTTCTCGATGTCGTCACTGGCCAGCTTGGCGTTGTCCGGGTTGGCGAGGAAGCCCGCCGTTTGCGGCGAATCTCGCCACAGCCGGTTCAGCCCGGGGTTGTCGTTGAAAAAGCCGATCTGCCGCGCCTCGTCGCGGAAGTCGGGCAGCGCGGTCACGTCAAAGCCAGAGCGGCGCGCCAGCACCAGCTCGTTGGCGTACTCGTCCGGATTGGTGATGGCAGCCTGCCGCAGCGAGTGTTCCAGCGCCGTGCTTTTCTGTACCTCGTCCTGCTTGCGCTGGGCGAATCGTTCCATGCTCTGTTCAAAATCGGCCACGGTTAATCCTCAAGATCCAGATAGGCTTCAATGATGTTGCTTTCGGAGACCGGAATGCCGCGCCCCTTCAGGAAGGCGACAATGCGCTGCCGCACTTCGCCCGGCACCTTGATGTTGCGCGGGTTCTGCACCTGGAAGGCGCGGCGCGTGTCCTCGCTTGGGCCGTCGCCGAGACCGAGGAACGAACCGGTGGTTCGGGTGCGGATCGTTACCTCTTTCAGCGCGGTGCGGTAGATGGCGTTCTTCTCGTCCATCGACAATAGCCGCTTCTTGGCGCGCTGCTCGGCGTCGATCATCTGCTCAAGGCTGGCAACCAGCCGGACTTTTTCCTGCTTGTCCGCATCGTTCATGCCGCGAGGATCACCTGCCAGCTTCCACATACCAGTCTGTAGCAGCACCTGGTTGAGCTGCTGGGCATCCACTGCTGCAGACAATGCCTTATCGGGGCCATTGCCCATGGCGTAGTACCGTTGGTAGTCTGCCGGGGTAAGCAGATGGCGGAATTGCTCGATTTTTCCCTTCACTCGTAGTTCAGGCTTGGTATCCAGCTCCAGCAGGGTGTCTAGGTCGCTGGACTTGGGCGGGCCGGCCATCAGCTTGGCACGCTGGCTGTCGTCCAGTTCGCCCCACAACCGCGGCGGCACCGCGCGCCAGCCTTGAGTGAAGGCGATTTCGCTCGCCGCGATGTAGCGGTTGCTGGACTCTTCCGCACGACGCGCCTTGTCGCTGGCAAACCTGTCCTTGAGTTCCTTGACCGCGATCTCGCCGGCCTTCTTGCTGGGCGCGGCGCTCTCTGCCATCCGGATCAATGCGGCCTCGTTGCTGCCGCCCTCTGGCACCGCGGCGGCGGCCTCCACCTGCTGCAACCGGCTCTCCCACGCCTTGGCGTACTTGCCGTACTTCTGCGGGTTCTGCTTGAGCAATCGTTGGTACTCGTCGCGGCGCAGCTCGATCAGCTTGCCGGGGTCGCCGCCGGCGGCTGCCAGCATCTTCGCGGTGGCGCTGGGCCCATGATTCACCGCGGCATCGAAGGCAACGACCTGCATCGCAGGCGACAGCTTGTCGGCACCGATGGCATTCCAATAGCGTTCGCGATAGAGCGCCTTGGCCTGTTCCGGTGTCAGGTCGCGCACGTTCACATCCGGGTTGGCCGTCTTGTTGATGCCCATGTTGGTTTCGCCCTTGCCGGCGTCGTTGGCGACGTAGCCGCCTTCCAACCTCATGGTCAGGTTGACTGCGCGATCAAAGCCCTTGCCCTCCGGCAGCGTTAATTTGGACACCTGGTCGGCCAGCCTGATGCCATCAGCGCGCTCGATGGCAGGCTTCAAAACCGTGTCGAACTTCTCGGCATCCTTCAGGCTCATGCTGCTGCGGTTGCGGTTGAGCCAGTCGCGTGCCTTGTACGGGTCGTCGTCAATCAGCCGCGACATCACGGCACTGTTAATGGCCGAATCTTGGTCCAGCTTCAGGGCGCGGAAAGTGTCACTCTCCGTGTCGATGCCCTTGCGCAGCGCGTAGGCCCGTAACGCGCCGTCGCTCTTGTTGCGCTCCTCCTGCACCCGTGCCGGGTCGGTGTAATTGGCCCCGGCCGACTCGGCGCGCAAGGCCAGGAATGACTTGTGCTCTGTGTCGGCGTAGCCATCCATTTGGCCGGATTCGTGCCTGAGCAGAGAGAGCTGCATGGAGGCGCGACGCTGGTTCGCCTGCTTGTCGAATACGACGCGTTGCGCGTCATTCGCCAAATTCTGGCGTTGAGACTGCACAAACTCGTCGTACTCTCCAAGCACCTTGTCAGGCAGCCCGAATGCATCCTTGCCAAGCTGGTTGAGCGCCTCGCTTTGGCGTTTGATGGACCATTGCGTTGTGGCATTATCGGCCGCCTCAACGGCGGCGAGGTTGGACTTGTCCTGCTCGCGCTTGGCCTGCTCGGCTAGCACGTTGGCCACGTCGCCCACTGCGCGGCCAATCCCCGCCCCGAACGCCTCCGGTGTCGCCTTGGTGCTGAAACCGTTGGATGGCAGCCCCTGACTGCGCTGGGTCGGCTGGTACTCCGGTAGCTTGATGCCCATGGCCTTATCCTTTCGCCTTGGCTTCGTTGGCCTTGAACTGGTTGTACATGCTGTACACATTGGCCCCGGTGGTCAGGATGGTGCTGACCGCTCCCATGTTGCCCTGTTGCCGCGCCATGCGGCCACGTGCCAGGCTGTCGGCGGCCGACACCTGCAGGCCGTAGGATTCCCGCGCCGCGTTGTTGCGGGCGATCAGCGCGTCCAGCTCGCCGCCGCGAGCGGTATCGCTCAGCAGGTCGAGCGCCGAGCCCGAGCCGACATCCACCCCACCGGCCGCCATGGCCGCGCGCTGTGAGCCGGCCACCTGTGCCGCGTTCTGCTTGGCGGCGTTCGCCTCGATCGCGCCGCGTCCGGCCGCGTCCTCGGCTGCCTGTGTCTGGATCTTGGCGTTCTGCTCGGCCATCGCGTTGTTGAACTTGCCAGACTGATACTGGCCGTAGGCCTGCATGCCGCCGGCGGCCCCCATCGCTACCATTGCACTTACTGGGTCACACATATCTCACCTCCACATATCGAAGCGATGGAACGGCAGCCTTGCCACGCCGTACGGCACCGCGTCGTGAATCGTGAACCCGAGCCAGCGTAGCCAGCGGATGGCCTGCGTGTTGCGCGCGTCCACGTAGTTTTCCAGATGACGGTAGCCTGCCAGCATCTCGGGTAGGAATTCGCGGTTTAGGCGAATGAAGGCGCGGGCGTGCCGGTCAATCAGCGGCGAGCCGACCAGCCACGGCGCCCCACTGCCGCATACCAGCGATGTCGGGGACACTCCGAACACGCACGCCACCCGGCCATCCGCCAGCCCCGCCCAAGCCTGCGTGGCTGTCGCCAGCCCCAGGTGCAGCACCTGCGCCGGCGTCTGGCCGCTGGCCGCAAGGAACTCGTCGACGTCGGCTTGGCGGACGTGGGGCAGTAGGGCAATGGCGTGCTCCGGTGTGGCTGGCACAATCTGGTAGCTCGTCATCACGCGCCCCCGATGGTGAGGTCAGGCATCACCGCCAGGATCGACAGCGGCAACGGATCGCTTTGCCGCACGCACACGCGGCCGTCAGTACTCCAGCCGTCGGGAATGCTCACGTCGAACAGCCCGGTCTTGGTGAAGATCGCCTGGTCGTAGTTCTCGGTGTCGCGCTGCTTGACCTCGTACAGATCGCGCTCGGCGAAGCTGGTACCGGCGAACAGCGCGCGTGATGCCTGGCACAGCAGCGTCACACGCGGGATGACCTTCTTCTTGTCGCGCAGCGTCTCGCCGGATGGCAGGTTGATATCCAGCGTCTCGAAGTCGGCCACGTAGGGCAGGCCGGCGTGCACCACCGCCGCGGCGTACTGCAGCTCGATGGCTCCGGTAGTCACCACGCGCTGTGGGTGCACGTTGCCGTCGGCCAGAATCGACACCGTCTTGCCTTCCAGATGGCCGAGACCGGCAAAGCTCTTGCGCGCCAGGCTCCAGTTGGTGACGGCTGCGTTCTGCAGCTCCGCCGGCACGTTGCGGTTGGCCAATCCGCTGACCACGGTGTCGCTGGTATAGGTGTCGATGGTGACCTTCAGCGTCAGCCCGTCGCCATAGGGGAGGTGCAGCTCGGCGCCGACCATGCCGGCGTTGAAGTAGGCGGTACTGGCCGTGACGGTGAAAGTGTCGTCGCGGTAATCCCACGTGGTGCCGCCGCTGATGGTCAGCGTGGTGGACACCGTATTGCGGCCGTCGTAGGACAGCCCGCTGTCGACGAAGTACGCGTCGGAGATGTCGTCAAACTGCCGGCTGGCGAAGCGCTCGACGTAGCGCACCAACGCACCGTTCACTGTGCGCTGCACGATGGTGTATACGGCGTCCTCTTTGCCTTCGCGGATCGAGCACACCGATTCGAAAACGCCGTCCGTATCGTGGCGGTGCCAGCCGATGACCTGCTGTTTCTGCATGTAGGTCAGCCCAAGCAGCACGCCATCGTCGCGCACGCACCAGACGCAGGTGAATGGCTTCTTAGCGTAGAACCAGTCCACCAGCTCGCGCCCGGTCAGCAGGTGGTTCGACAGCGTCGACAGCTCATCACCGTCGAAGCCGTCGCTCTGGAAGGTGTAGGCCAGATCCTGCACGCTGCCGCCATCGTCCAGCATGTAGATAGCGCTGATGCCGGACACCACCGGAGCCAGGTGTGAGCTGCCGTTGTAGCCCTGCTGCTTGGTGCTGACGTTCTTCGGCGACAGCACGTCATCCGGGCCGGACAGTACCCACTCGCCGCCGGAGGTGAGCAGCACCAGGCTGTTCAGCGGTAGCACATGGCGGATTTCGTTGACCTGGCGCGATACCAAGGTGCGGCTGATGGCATCGTCGTCGGAGGTCGGCACGCTCTTGCCGAAGCTGTGGAACGCGCCCACGGCGGTTAGCCAGACTGTTTGCGGTGCGTTCTTGCTGCCGGCGAACACCATGCGCTGCTGGAAGTAGCCGACTGCACCTGGGTAGCCCTCGATAGCGCTCCATGCGGCGTGCGCCCAACGGTAGGTGGCGGCCGACACCACCGACTCTGGCAGGCGTCGCGTCACGGTGGCTGTGACGTGGCGGGCATCCGTATAGCCGGTAATCTTCACAATGCCGTAGCCGGAGTGCAGGTACTTCCATTTCACGCCCATTGGACCGGTAGGCGATCCAGCATACTCAGTGCCCAAGCCGTCCATCTCTGTGCCGTCGTCGTGCGATGGTGCGCTGGTACCGGTCCAGTAGCCCTTGCTGCCAATCGCAGGGTTGCCGTCGGCAATGTAGGTTTTGCCGTTAGAACGGCAGGTCAGCCCGTCGGGACTTACACCGGAGGCAGCAGCAAGACGCGAACCCTGCCACGCCGGCGTGTTTGAATCTGCTTGGCCGATGTAAAACAACGTGCCGACGTGCGCTGGCAGGAAAATATCGGTGCTGGCGGTCAGGGTCACCGAGCCGGTCACGGCCGAAGCCTGTACCGTCAGCACCTTGTCGAAGTTGACCTCCTTGAACGGGCCTTCCTCTGCCACATAGTCGGTCAGCGTCCACACGTGGTGATCGAAGCGCTTCAGTTCCTTGGGCGGATAGTTTGGATGCACCAGCGTCAGCACGTCGGCCGACTGCGTGTACTTGATACGGAACAGGTCGGCTTCGGCGTATGGCGTCACGACCTCTACCGGCTGACCGGCACTGGCGTGGCCGACCGGATAAACCACCTGGGCACCATCCTTGTATACGCGCATGTAACCATCGCCGAATTCCAGCGCGTAGGTCTGCACCGTGGAGAACGCGAACGGGATCAGCCGCGCGGACTTGCCTGCGTACTTGGCTGCAGCCACAAAACGAGTGCCGGGGCGGTTATCGACCCCGCCGTACTGGCGGCTGATGAAGTTGCGGCAGGTCTTGAGCGCAGTCTGGTATCGCGCTAGGTCAACGCGGCCGTACAGGCTGGGCGCCAGCTCGCCGCCGACGAAGGAGGGTTGGTTGAGTGTCGAGCCCATCAGGAAAACCTCGCGTTGATGCTGGAGCCCTGCGGATACGGGTCTTCCTGCGATTCGTTGAGAGACTGCGCCTTGGCTGCACCGATCATCAGGCGGTACTGCTTTTCGGCGCGTTCGGCCAGGGACGGGGAAACCGCCATCGGCATGGCGATGTTGGCCGCAAGCGCCCAGGACAGCGCGGTCACGAACAGCGGCGAGAACATGTTCGGGTCGGTCACCAGCATGGTGTAGCGCAGCTCGGCGGTCTCCAGGTCGCACAGGATCAGGCGGCTGGTACCGGTGTCATCCGCACCTATCTCGAAAGGCACGCGGAATTCCGGCGTGGGCGAGCGCATCCCCGGCAGCAGGATGGCGCCGGCCTGGGCGCAGTCGGTCGGATAGGCGTAGGCGTACTGCCAGCCGGTCGCCGCCTTACCGGTGTCGGCCAGCACCACGCGACGGCTCGCGAAATTCGGTTCCATCTCCTGCAGTACGGTGTCGCGGGTCGATTCGTAATACTGCTTGCAGACCAGCGCTTCCTTGCTGCGCTCGTCCAGGCTGTCGATAAACTTGGTGCTGCCGATGTTGCCCAGCGCCAGGTTGCAGATGCCAACAACGGATGCTGCCATTGCGGTGACTCCATGAAAAAAGGGGCGCGCGGCCCCTTGGTGTTTGCTGCGCTTCGCTGGTGCGTTGCTCAGGCGTTGTCGTTGTTGTCGGCGGCAGCTTGCTTCTTGCTGGTTACCCTGCTCGTTTCCGGCTGCTCGACAGGGCTGAACCAGCTGGCTTTCTCGCCATCCGGAACCTCGAACTTGTCGCCCACTTCCCGCAGAGAGCCAAAGAAACCAACCTTGGTGGCAATCACTTTCATGTCATCACCTCGTTACGCGACGCGTGGGCTATCAGGCTTCGGCGTGTTCTGCTGAATGCCAGCCACAACCTGAGCGGAGAATTTGCCGGAGGTCAGCGGACCGGTGCCGATGGTGTAGTAGGCGCGGCAGTAGCGGCGTAGCTTGACCGGCATCGGGATCACCACTTGGGCGCCAACCGGCAAACTTGCTTTGCCGATGGCTGCGGTCACCGCCACGTCGGCAAAGGCGCTGTTATCGGCAGAATCCTGTACCGAGAACGTCACGGTGGCGGCACCAGCGGCCGCGACCGCTTCCGACACGGTGAACACCATGCTGCTATGGCTATCCATGCCAAGGTCAGGGTTAGCCTGGACGAAGTCGATAACATCAGTCGAAGCCGCCGATGCAGTCACGACTTGTGCGCTGGAGACTTGCAGCGATTTGTCGATAATCATGATTTTTATCCTTGATGAGAGTTACAGCGGCGGATTACCGCCCCAGCATGGTCAGACCACGCGCGCTTCAGTCAGCAGCAGGGCATCGGTGCGACGGCACGGCACGCCATCGAACGACACCACCTTCTTGCCGCCAACGTCTTCCATGGTCAGCGTCGATTGCGCCACCTTGTTGGTGATTTGGCGACGCAGGAAGCTGCGCAGCTTGCGCGGCATGTAAAACACCGGGCGCCCCATGCCAAGGTTCGGGATCAGCTCGACGGCTTGGGTCATCAGGTCAATCAGATCAGCGCCGGAAGAGGCGTTCTTGGTCAGGTCGGACACGTCGATGTTGGCGATACGCACTACATGGCGCCAGTCGCGCAGAGTGAAGCCCAGATCCCACTTGTAGTGAGTGCGATAGGCTTCCATGCGGCCACCACTGCCGTTGGCATTCTCCACGGTCACTTGGCCCTTGTCGGTGACCTGCAGACCGGCCTTGGAGCCTTTCGGGTAGATGCCATGGCAGGTATTCGGGCCCCACACCACCAGCCAGATCGATGCGTTGTCGCTGCCAGTGCCGCCGGCATCGACGATGTTCATCGCGTTCTCAGCGCTCAGGCTGTTGTAGCGTGCGGCAAGACCGGTGAAACGCTCAGGGTTGGCTGATGTGTCGCCGTAGAACAGCGTCTGGGCCATCGATTGGTTCATGCCCTCGACAAACGCGCGGTCTTCGGACATGCGCCACGCGGCACTGTTGCCGTTGAGGTCTGCCAGCGCCTTGTCCACTTCGGCATAGGTTTCCAGCATGCCCATGCTGTCCTTCACCGGAACAGTTTGCGATTTCGACGGCTGCACACCGTAGTTCAGCAAACGCCATGTGGCCGATGGCAGGCCAGAGCGCACCGTGGTCTTGTGTTCGGTGAAGCCATTGGCCTCGATCATGGTCATGTCGAGCAACACTTCGTTGGTCTCGTTGAGCATTTCCACGATATTCGTATCGATGCCGCCATCCGGATTCAGACGCGCGGTAACATCGGCCAGCGTCGGATTGGTGTTGGTCAAGGTTGCCATTGCTTACTTCTCCTTCAGGGGTTCATGTTGGATGCGGCATACAGGCTCTGTGCGCCGCCACTGCTGGATTTGCCGCCGGCAACGAACGAATCCTCGCCCATTGCCTTGCCCACCTTCGCAAACAAACGCACCAGCTCGGGGTGATTGCCCATGCCGGTCTGCTCCAGTGCCGCCTTCAGTTCCGGCGTGCCGAACTGCTGCATTACCTTCTGTGCGGATGCCATCGTGGCCGGCAGGTTGTTGCCGCCGATGTCCTTGTCTGCCTTCACCTCGCCGACCCAGGCCTCCAGCTGCTTGCCCCAGGCCTCGGCCTGCTGCTGCGCCATGCGCTGCTGAATCTGTGGAGCGAGGTCGACCAGCTTCTGTGCCTGGTCGTTGTTCAGGCCCAGCTCTTTGGCCAGCGGCGTGAAGGTTTCAACCAGCTGGCTATCCAGCTGCTCTACGCCCTCCGGCGCTTTGAAGTCGTAGGACTCGGGAGCGCCTGTTTTGGCCTCGCCCTTGTCGCCTTGCTTGTCGTCGACCTTGCCTTGCTCGCCGTCCGGCTTGGCGCCGTCACCGGCGTCACCCTGGCCGCCTTCGGCCGGCGGAGTGCCGCCATCAGTAGGAGGTTGGCCGGAAGCGGCGCCACCACCACCGGCCGCGCCGGCGTCACCGGCTTCCTGCCAGTAGCCGCGTGCCATGAGTTTTCGCATCAGTAGGCTCATTCGATCTCCTTGGCCTCTTCGGCCATCAGTAGGTAAAGGTTCGGGCAGTGCGCCATGATCTCGGCAAACAGGCCGAGGCCGATGTTTCGCTGCCCCTCGTTGAAACTGGTGCTGGCCAGCTCGCCGCTGTAGCTCAGGCGGAACACGCCGCACTGGCCCAGCAGTTTCCACACGAAGCGCCGGCCGTGGGCGGTATCAATCAGCTTGGTCAGGTCTTCTATTTCACGCTGGCGGCGGCGTTCTTCCTTCTCGCGTACGGCCGCAACGATCTGCTCGTCGGTCAGGTCATCGCGCTGGTCAGACATTGGTGATACCTCCCAGCAGCGCCGACAGCGCGTTCTGTCCGCCGGTATCGGTGTCGCTCAGGGTCTTGGCGCCTTGTGCTGCAATCTGCGCCATCTGCATTGCCTGGGCGGCCTGCTGTTGTTGGGCGCGTTGCTGGCGTACCTTCGCCACCTGTGCATCCGGCACCACGATTCCTGGTGGAAGGCCGATGCGCTGGCCGTAGTCGTCCACGGCCTGATCGAAGTCCACCTTGTCGAGCACTTCCGGCTTGGCTCCGGCCAAGTTGCCGACGAAGCCCATGAACCGCTCCACGCCACCGATGCCGGCCATTTTCTGTGCCTGGGCCATCACGCTGACGTACTCGACCTTGAGTTCCTGATTGGCCAGCTCTTCCGGCAGCTCAGGGATCAGGCCGCGGCGCTGCATGATGGCGAAGGTCCGGCTGATCAGCGGGTCGAGCAGGTCCTCGTCCAGGCGCTGTAGTACTGGCCCCAGCACCACCAGCTTTTCTTCCTTCAGCTCCAGAATGGCGGTGGCGGTGATGTCCTTCGGGTTGCCCATGTTGGAGAGCATCAGGAACAGGTCGACGAAGAAGGCGCGGCGGATGCGCTCCTCGTTGGCCTGGATGTCGAGCATCAGCTCGTTCAGGCGCGGGTTGATTTGGTAGGCCGGCACGAAGCTCTGCATACCCTGCTGGGCATCAACGTAGGTGACGTCGCCAGGCAGCAGCGAGGCGCGCTGATTCTTCAGGCTGGACGGGCCAACCATCGGCGGATCCACCAGCTTGTCGATGGCTTGGGCTTTGCGACGCTCTTCCAGCTGCAAGGCCTTGTTGTCGCCGATGGCGGTCATACCCGGGCAGCGCGTGGCGTACACGTCCTCACCGTTCACGAACCAGCGCGGTGCCATCACCGGGAACTCGTCGAAACCAGACTCGCGCAGCACCTTGTCGGCGTCGCCGCCTTTCTCGTAGTACACCGAGACGAAAGCCTTGTTCTTGGCGTCCAGCTTGCCGGTGTCGCGGTCGAGGTTCGGCTCGATGGCGTGCACCACCTCCACCCACTGCTCGTAATTTCCGGACTGGAACATGCCTGCAACCGACGTGCTGACGTTGTCGAGGCCGTATTCCTGCACCAGCTGGCGCACGGTCATGGAGAATTCGCGGTAGCAGGTGTCCACGGTCAGGCGCGGGCCGTTGGCCAGGTAGAAGCTGCCGATCGGGTACGGGTAGGTGCGGATCACCGTATCCGGGTCTTCCAGTACCGCCATGGCCGATGTGCCGAACACGCCGATGTTGGCGTACATCACCGGCAGCGACTGGTACAGGTTGGAGCGGCTGAATACCGTGTTCATGCGCTGCTGCACTTCGTACAGCCAGTGCTGCACGGCGCCGATTTCCATCAGCGCATCGTCGGCGGTGGCCAGCTGGAACCACGGCCGGGCTGGGCTGGTCATGCCCCCGTGCATGCCGGAGCCGAGCGTTTCGGCGGCCAGCGTCGGCGTGTTGTTGATGATGCGGGTATTGCGCCGGTCGCCTTTGTTGCGATCGGTGGCCAGAAAGCGCGGCATCTGCGGCAAGAAGTACTCACCAAGCTCGCGCCAGCTGGATTCGAAGCTGGCGCGCTCGGTTTTGAGTTGGCCCAGGCGTGCCTGGCAGCGCTGTTTGCGGCTCTCAACCATTACTGCCCCAGCAGGGTCTTGCCTGCGGTAGTGGCCTGACTGGATGCACCAGACGCACCGGTAAGGATGGTTGAGTTGGCCGCGGCCATTTGCTGGCGGCGGCGCTTGTCTTCGCTCGCGGCGGCGACCACCGCGCCATCATCCGGCGTGGGGGGCGGAGGCGGAGGCGGCGGAGTGCTAGGGGCTTTCGGCGAACTCATGCACATGATCAGGGCATCCTGGTGATTGATGGCCCGATCATGCGTAATCGGCAGGCTGATTTTCGCGGTAAATCAGCGGTTGTACGGATCGTAGTCGCGCGAGGCGCTGCCGTGGCTGTGACCGGCCGGCATGGTCTCTGGTCGAGGCGCTACCGGATAGGCGTAAGTCAGCGACAAGGCGTCGGCGTTGTCCGGAGAGGCTAGGCCGCGTTCCTTCATGTCGCGCTTGCTCTCCAGCTGGATCTTGTTGTCGCTGGTGTAGCTGTACTCGCGGCCGACCAGCTCGTCCTCGATGTCCTGCTCATCCGGAATGGCCAAACCGGCGCCGAGCGCGTTCTTCATCAAGTCCCACATCTCGGCGGCCTTGTTGAAGTAGCGCGGCAGCGAGGCCTTGCCTCCGAAGTTCACCTCGATCACGTCATGCCCCAGCTGGCGCAGTCGGTCGATCACACCGCCGCCCACGCCGCCGCCGTCGACGAATACGGCGTCGATTGGGTCGCCCATGCGCTTGTGCTGGTCGATCAGCTCGGCTACCCGTGCGGCCAGCTGCATGGTGTCCAGCTGTGGGAAGCGCAGCCACGGCAGGCTTCTGGCGTCACGGCCACGACGCCGGCACAGCACGCTGCTGTCGTCGCCAAAGCGCGCCACGTCCACGCCAAGGATCAGCGGCTCATGGCGGAACACGTGCGCCTCGCGCTTGCGGGCCTCGGTCACGCTGTCGCCAGGGATAAACTGCGTCACGCTGGCACTCGGGAACTGCCCACGCACCCGCACCTTGAAGAAGTCGCTCTCTTCGCCGTAGTCGGTTCGCCACTGCTCAATCTTGACCTTGTTGGTCATCTTGGCCTGGCGGCTATCGATCTGCCGCGTGCGCCAGCGGTGGCGGAAGCGGCCAAAGCAGGCATGGAAGCGGCCGCTGTTCCGCGTGGGGTTGCCGAACACGAACCAGAACGGCTCACCGTCGGTCAGGCCACCTTCGGCCACCTCCCAGATCTTGTCTGGCACGGCCGACGCTTCGTCGAACAGGTAGAACGGCGTGGAGTTGGCCGCGTGCAGGCCGGCGAACGATTCGCTGTTCTCCTCGCGGCAGGTCTGCCCGTCCACGCGCCAGCTCTCCGGGTGGTCGCCGTGGTACAGGTTCATGTTGCCCTTGCCGTTGTTGTACACGAACCAGTGGCCGGTGATGCAGCGCTTGCGCCACTTGCCCAGCTCGCCCCAGGTCTTGGTGCGCAGCTGCTCGCTGGTGTTTGCTGTCACCACGCCCTTGCAGTACGGGCGGGTGCTCATGATGAACAGGATGATCCACGACGACAGGGCCGATTTGCCGATGCCGTGGCCGCTGCTAGTGGCCGCCTGGTACGCCTCGACAGGGCGCACGCCGTCGAAGTTGTTGCGCTTGATGGCGTCGCCCCAGTCGGTCAGGAACTCGCGCTGCCAATCGTCCGGGCCATCGAAGCCTTCCAGTTCACCCACACCCCATTCGAACGCATACAGCACCCAGCCGAGCGGGTCGTAAAAGAACCGGCCCATGTCCTCGGCCAGCATAGCTTCCGGATCCTGTTTCTCAGCAGCAGACATGAAAAAACCCCATCACACGATGCGGCAATCATGCGATGGGGTTAGGTTGGTTTTTCGCGGTATCAGCTGGTGGTGGCGCGTTTGCGGGCCTGCAGAATGCGGTCTACCACGCTGATCTGGCCAGACACGTCCAGCTTGTCGTTGAAGATGCCGAAATGACGACCGAGCAGCTCCAGGTTCTTCACCTTGTCCGGCCATTTGATTTTCTTCAGGATGCCGACCATCTCGCGCTCGTCGCCACGGCCCTCGAACATTTCGGCCAGATCGAAGCCGCTCAAGTACTGGCGCCACGCGCGCGGCCACTGGCTCACTGGCTTGAGCTGCATCTTGTCGTCCATGATGTCCAATACGTCCATCTGGTCGATCTCGATCAGGCGCTTCACCACGTAGTCTGCATCGACGTTCGTTCGCACCTGGCGGGCCTGCATCCGCTCCTGAATTGCGGCCTGCAACTGAGCATTCCTGAGCAGGCGAGCCGCATTCACCTCCGCCGCATTACCCTTTGCCTTGTAGCCAGCACGCTTGTACGCGGCCGTGGCATTCAGGTCGACGAGGTATTCGTCCACGAATCGCGATTGCCCGGGCGTCAGCTTTTTCTTTTTCTCGCTCATGGTCATGCCCTGTACGAATACGGTGAAATCTTCGGCACTTGGTCGCGGTGCCGGCCTGTGACGCTCGACCAGAAACCGATCAGCGTCTCGCCGTCGCAGTAACGCGGTTCGGCGCCACGGGTGTAGCGGTCCAGCTTGTCATCCGATAGGCCCGTTCTGCCGGCGATGTCGGCGCGACTGTAGCCCATCGCCTTCAAGTCCCACAGCACCCGGAACCAGTTCACCCGTACTTCCCTGTTTGCGTAAACGGCTGCAAATGCCATGGTATGCACCCCCTCGGTGATTAATCGCATGCCATGCATTCCTCAAAACTCTTCCGTCGCCCAGCCGCCGCCGTCCTTCTTTGCCTTCACTTTCACTGCGATGAAGCGGAATGGGTACAGGTCTGCGGCGATCTTGATCTTGGCGCGAGCATCGTCCTGCCAGAAGCCCTTCACCTCGTGCATTTCCATCTCGCCACTGGCCAGCATCACGGCAAAGTCAGGGCTGTAAAACGTGTTGTCAGCCAGGCGTAGCTTCACGCCCTCGAACTTGTACCAGGCTACCTCGCCGGCATGCTGCAGGGACTGCAGGCGCTTGGCGTAGGCCTCCTCGGTCTTGTTCATCTGGCCGGTTTTCAGGCGGCCAAGGGCTTGCATGCCTTGCTTGGCACGGTGCGGGGTGCCGAATAGTGGTTGTTGGCTCATGCTGCCTCCGAGTTGTCGTCATTGGCCGACTTCCGTGCCGGCAGGTACGGCTGCAGGGACTCCGGCACCGGCTGTCGGCAGTTGCGGATGGCCTCGGCCGCCATCCTTGCGCCATGCCCGCCGCCCTTGTACTGGCCTGAGGCAACCTCTTTGGCGATGCGAAACGCCCAATCCAAGCGGTAATTCATGCCACCTCCCTCCCGCGCATGCTGCCCCAGTCGAACGAGACGATCTCGCCGCCGTCCTCGCGCAGCCGGTCGAACACGCGAACGTCCAGACATTCCCGCACCTGCACCAGGTCGAAGTTCGACAGGAAGATCGTTGGCTTGCGCTGCTCGTAGCGCTCGTTCACCACGTCGAACAAGGCGCGTGCCTCGGCGTCGGTGCCGGACTGCATGCCCACCTCGTCCACGATCAGCAAGTCGGGGAACACGTGCACGGCGATGGCTTCGGATTCGGTTTCCGCCGCGCCGTAGCTCTTCGCCTCGCGGATACGTCGTGCCATGCGGGACACCGACGTGAACAGGGCGCTGGCACCGTAGTGCGCCATGATGCGCAGGGCAATGCCGCAAGCCAGATGCGTCTTGCCGGTGCCCGGTTTGCCCACGAACACGGCGCAGCGCGGCGGCACCCCACTGGCAAACCCCTCGGCGTAGGTCTCGGCAAAGCGCAGGGCGTAGGCTTGGCCGGCATGCTCGGCCA